TCCACGTAAGACCGGTCAGCGTGCCAGTGAAGCCAGGGAACGTGAACGTCGTGCCGCCGCTGGAATGAGGGGTCGTGGACATGGGCTGTTATGTCTCCTGCCACCAGATGTCGTAGGTTTGCTTCACCGTGTAGAGGGGCGACTCTGCACCCTCCACGTCAACCAAGTCATCGGCCTCGTCAACGAGGGCCGTCTGCTTGACCTCTGTATTGTCCAAGGTGCCACCGTACCCATCCAGAACGACCCGGCACTTATCTGCCAAATCCCGAACCGCCTCATACGTCTCGCCGTAGGCGAACAACTCCATCGTCACCCGTGGCACGCCGACCGGGGCGTTGAACGCCTGCTGCCGCTCAATGCGGGCTCGCCGCCAAATCAGCAGCGGATAGGTAATCCGCTGCGGCCCGACGTACCGCAGGGGGTAAATCCGGCCGCTAATCAGCGAATTAACCGCCGTGGAATTGACCAGGGCAGTCCGCAGGACGAACTCAGGGGATTTCATAGCGAGCCCTTCGCGATGGTCTGGAATGACAGCTCTTTGACGGCGGCATCAAACGCCTTGGTCATCTCCGCGACCAGGAATCGCTCGACGTTTCCTCTGGTTTGCTCCCACGCCGACCGTACCGGCGGACGCCCGAAACGCCCGCCCACGGGCATCTTCCCGGTGGACACGACGCGACCGTCCTTCGTGCGGCGAAACCGCTCCTTCGTGCCGAACTCGACCAGCCCCTGGTGGTAGCCGAGCTTCGTGTTGTCGTAGGGCTCGTTCATCTTGCGGCCCGACTTGTAGCCAAGGATGGCGATGCCGACGCCAGTACGCGGATACCGCCTCGTCTTCACCGCAATCGACCGCCGCAGGTTGCCAGTTGCCCCCTTCGGCGTGTTCGCCTTCAACGCCGCCAGCGTGCCGCCTTGCTCAGCCGCACGTTTCAATCCGGCGGCCATGTGCTTCGCGGCGAGGTTGTTCGGTAACGCAGAGAACGCCGCCCGCATCCGTTCCAGCCCTGGCACGTTCGTCGTGATGCGGATGCCGACTGTCTCAGCCATCGGTGCGCTCCGAGCAGATAGCCTCGTGTTCGCTGCGGTTGCCCCGCTCGAGCAGGCTGACGATTTCCAGCGTCCGGTTTCGCCACGCGAACCGCATGGATTGCGTCAGGCCGGGCAGGTATCGCAGCCGCACGCGATGCGTGAGTTGCGTCTGCTCCTGGCCGGCCAGCATCGCCTCGCGAGCCGACACGCCGTCGACGCTCGCCCACACGGCCGTCGAATTGCTCCACGACAGCACCGTCTCGCCCAGCGTGTTCGTCGTGCCGCTGGCGATTTGCACAGTCACCCGCTCGCGGAGTTTGCCGGGCTCAATCATCGGTAGGAGCCCCAGCGGTGAGCATCGAGAAGGGCTTTCACGCCGAACGGAATCTCACTCAGCCCGGCAGCGTCAGCCGCCATCCGCCGCTCGTACCAGAGCCCCACCAGCCACAGGATCGCGTTCCTGACGCCTTGCGGCACGTCAGACCCGCTCGCCCCACGCCCGGCCCACCACGTGACCGACACCGAGCCGTAGTCCTCCAGGTACGCGGGCCACGAGCCGCCGTAGAGATGGCGAATCACGCCCGGCCGCGAGTCGCGGTCCACGCGATACTGCGACGTCGATAGCGTCGCGGTCGTGCCAGTCTCGTTGAGCGTGAACGTGATCGTGGTCGCCGTATGCGTGCCAGCCGTAGCCATCGGCGGCTTCGGCAACTCGATCTCAGGCGGGAACCCGTCCAGCCGCATCACGAGCTGCTGGTGGACCAGGGCCTCGTCCATGTAGGACTCAACCCACTGGCGAGCCGCCGTCACGAGTGCCATGACGTAGGCATCGTCATCGGTCGTGTCGATGCGGCAGTGGGCCTTCGCCTCGGCCAGCGTCACCGGCTCAACCGTCGGCGGCGTCGCTACCCTCAGACTGCGGTATTGCATTGTTCCTCGCCTTGGGTGGCCGGCCACGGCGTCGCGGCGTCAGGTCGGCAGACTCGCCGCCCGGCTCCGCAGTCGCCGTCTCGATCAAATCCATCTGCTGCTCACGGACAGCGATCCCATCGTTGATGAGCCGCACCGCCGTCACGTCTTCGCAGTCGATCACATCCCCGACGCGGTAAGTCGAGTAGTTCTTGGTCAGCTTTATTTTCATTATTGGGGGACACTCCATGCAGTTTCGGGACGCCTCAAGGTGTTGCAGAACTCGGTGGCCCACTGGAAAACAGGCTTGCCGAGGTCTTTGCCGGGCCACGTGACCACGTATTCGCCGTGGCCGAGCACGACGCGGGGCGAGACGAAGACGCGGTTGCCAGCCTTGCGGAACTGGCGCCAGAAATGGATGTCATCGTCGGTGCGGCCGTCGCCCCATTCGCCAGCGTCATTCGGCACGCCCAGGAACCACGGTTTCGGCGTCCGCTTGAGTGCCGCCGTGGAAATCACCGTCAGCCCGAAATGGGCGGAATCCACCTCTTGCACGGGCTCGGCAAACCACTCCTTCCCGACGCTGGTATTGCCGCCTGCTGGCGGGCTGTCCAGCATCCCCTTGAGCGTGAGCATGGGCCTGCCGTCCTCACGCTTCGTCTGCAGCCCGGTGATCGCGTCGCATTGAAATGTCATCGCCAGGGCGAAAAGATGCTCGATATCCTCGCGGGAAAAGAACGTGTCGTAGTCGATCGTGAGGATGTATTCGCACGAATCGACGAACTGCTCCATCACTCGCTGGAGGCACTGCCCCCAGAACGCCCCAGTGACCTTTGTAGGCCGGATGCCCAACGGCATCAGGGCTTGAGCCCACGTGAACCAGTTGTCGTTGAAACCCAGCCGAGGCATCGACATGACTGCCTCGACGCGAACATCCACCTGCGTATCACCAACGCGAACGAGCATGGCGGCCCCTGCAAAAAGAAAACGGCTGGCAGAGGTAATCCCCTGCCAGCCGTCCACTTTGCACACTGTGTCAAGCGTCAGGCGTCAACGCGAACCTGCACGCCGGCAGCCGACGCGGAAGCCTCGCCCACCTCGCCACGGCCAAGCCGCACGACGCTGGCGACCACGCTCGCGGCAGTCGGGGTGGCATTCACCCGCAGGTAACGCTTCTTGCCGCGAAGGTCCACGTTCAGCCGGACCACGTTGCTGCCCGCAGTCCGCGAGCCGCTGGTCGGAATCGTGAACCCGCCGACGCCACCGCCCACCAGGGCCGTGATGTCAGAGTAGGCCGAAGCCGACAGGTCCGACTCCTCGACCTTCAGTGACCGGCAGATAGCGTCGGTCGTCGCCGCGTTCGGCTCAAACACAACGTCGATGGACGCATAGGCGTAGCCCAGCGTGTCGATGGTGTGCTGCGCCGTCGCATTCGTTGCGGTGTCAGCCGTGCCGATGATGGCATCCGTCTTCGTACGAGCCAGATGAAGCATGGGTCAAAATCTCCTAGAGAGGGATGCTACTCGATCAGGTGTTGAACCGCAGGGCGACGATCGGGCCGGCCTTGCTGTTGTTGCCAAGGTCGTGAGCCACGATGGCGACACGAGCCGTAGCGAAGGTCAGGGTCTGGTCGAACTCGATGAACCGGCTGGTGTCGGTCTTGATCGTGACCGCCCGCCGCTCGCCGTAGGTGGCAGCCTGCGAGAGATCACCGAACAGGCACGCGACGCCGCTGGCCGTGCCCGTCAGGCGGCTTTCCATCGCCTGCACGAGCCGCACCGGGTAGCCCAGGAACGTCTCGGCAAACCCGCCAGCCACGTCGCCCTTGGCATTGCCACCGACGCCCGCCATCAGCCGCAGCATCGAGGCACCCCAGCCAGCGCTGGAGATGTACCACGCCGCATTCCGGCGAGCAAAGAGCGGGAGCCGAGCCACAACCTGCGTGAAGTCGTTCAGCGTCAGGTCGGCGAAAACGTCGTTGTTCGCACCAGCCGTCACCACGGACGCGGTGTGCGTGCCGTCGATGATCGCCGTGGCAACGCCGGTCGTGCCGTGATGAGCCCCGCTGCCGTCACCGATGAAGCCAGCGTTGTCAAAGGCTTCGGCGAACGACTGGGCCACCTCGACCGCCATGGCATCGGCCAAGTCGATGATCGAGTCTTCGAGCAGCGAGTTCGGGATGCGATTGTCGATACCCCAAATCTTCGCCACGAGGTTGATGTTGTCGAACGTCGCGTCGCTGGTCGCGGGCGCGGCGTTCTCGCCAATCGGCCGAGCGGCAAGACCACCCGTCCGGCGAGCAATCAGCATCGAGTCGGAGTTCATCGAAACGCGGCGAGCGTACTGCGGGAACGCGCCCGCCTCCTCAACCAGTCTGACGATTTCCGAAAGCATCTCGTCAGCCACGAGCACGCCGCCGAGCGAGTTGATGCCGCCGGCCTGGGCGCGAGCCTCAACGCCGTGATCCTTGCACCACCGGCGAGCCTCGGCGTCACCGAGCATATAGCCCTTGAGGTGCATGCCAGCACGATAGGCACGCTCTTCGGCATTCGGGCCGGTGAACGCCCGCAGCTTGCCAGTGGCACGCGGGACGGCGAAATGACGCTTCTCCACGGTCGGCTCCTTTTCGGTGTCTTCGGTCTTGTCGATGGCCTTGGCGGGAGCGGCACGCTCCAGCACGGAACGCAGTTCGAGCTGCTTCGCCTGGACGCGCTCAACGAACGCAATCTGCTCGCGGAGCTTGTCGGCGCGAGCCTCAAGGCTGCGGAGCGAAGACTCCTGCTCCTCGGTCATCGCGGGCGCGTCGCCCTCGGCGGGAGCCTGCGAGGTGGCCTCCATTTCGGCGACCACGGCGGCGAGTTCATCGAGCAGCTTCTTGAGCTTGTCCACGTGCATTGCTCCTTGTTCGGGTTCGGACGACCGATGCCGTCCACACCGTCGAAACTAAGAGCAAGGCACCCCACCCATGCAGTTGCGCAGGGCGCGACAGTAAAGAACTTCAGCCGACCTTCAGGCGGCGAACCTCACCCGGCGGCACGACTTGCTTGCCAGTGCAGCCGCACTTGGCGCAACGCAAGTACCGAACCTGGTACTCGCCGCTGCGCTGCGACGATGCCACGGACATCACGCCCTCGCGGCATCGCGGACACGAATCACCACTAGCGGCCATGCTGCCTCAGGAAATCACGGATAGATTCCGCCTTGCCGCGAATCTGCAGCACGCGGTCAATCTGCCGCCGCTGCACATCGGCTTCGGCGGAACGCCACGCATCGAACGACCGCTTGGCAACACTCACGTCGGCATCCGGATACGCCGGAAACGTGACCGGACCAACGTCGATCAGCGTGTCGATCTTCGTCACGGTGCGGATGCTCCGGCCGTCTTCCACGCTCCAAGATTCACCACCAGGGGCGATCTGAAACGAGAACGACGAACCTCGCACGATGCCCGCCTCGATGTTGCTCGCCAGGTCGCGACCGTAGGACGTGTCGGGTACCTGGAACTCGTACCGCAGCCCGATCTCGTCCACGTTCATCCGCAGCGTGCCGGGATAGCGAGCCAGCGGATAGTTCGGGTCGTGATTCCACAGAGCCCGCGTTTCCAGCGGCTTCTTGCGTCCGCGACGCTCCGCGACGATGCCGAACGCATTGGGGTCGATCCGCTCCACAAAGTCGCCCAGGTCGAGCGAGTTGACGCCGAACTTCGCCGCGTAGCCGACGATCCACCGGCTTTCGGGCTGGCCGTCCTCCGCACGCGATTCCACGCGGAGCAGGGGCAGGTCGGTCGATTCGGTTTCGTAGAGGCTGCGGCGTTCGGTCATGCTTCGGTTCTCCTCGTCTGCGGCGTTCATCTGCTCGACCAGTTTGCGACTCCATGCCCAACCGGGGTCACTTCCCCACAAGGCCCATGCAATGCGACCGTTGGAGGGAAACCCGTCTTCACCGGGACTCCAGCCCGTCGTTCCGATGTTCGTTTGATGCCGGTCGAAAAATGCTTTCATTCGGCGGGCGGTGTCGGGACTGATTGTCGCGCCGTTGGATAAGTCGCGAGCGCGAGCAATGCCAACTGCCGTGCCACCGCGTCCGTACTCGCTTCGCCAGTCCAGCCCCTTCTGTGCTTCCTTCCGCACTCCCGCCGGGGGCGTGAAGTCGATGTGGTCATACCTGCCCATTGGGTGCTTCCGTCTTCGTGATCTCGGCCACCTTCACCGCCACCGGGTCGTCAAACTCGCCTTCCTCCCACACGCTCACGAGCGCGGCGGGATCGTCTGGCGTCGCGGGCAATTCAACGTCGCCCAGATTCAGGACGCCCTCGGTCATCACGTGATCGACTTGGCCGACGCGACCGCCAGGCAACGTCACCCAATCGCCTTCTGCGATAGCGTCAGGCTCGGCACGCGAGGCGGCAGGAACGTCTGGCGTGGCCGGTTCGGTGGCCGGCGGCGGCACGGGTGCAGATTCGGATACACCCGCGAGGATCGCCGTAATCTGTGCGGCGTTGATTGACGGGAACGACGCAGCAATCAAGGCCGCTGCGCCGTCCTTCGTGATGAGGCCAGCCGGCACCTGCGACACGATCGCAATCAGCCCCGTGATCTGCGCTCCGTTGAGCGACACGTCGGCGACCTGCGGAGCCGCGTCCGTGGCCGGTTCGCTGGCCGGTTGCGTCGCCGCATCCAGACCGCCCTCGACCGCCTGGCCGTCGATGCCGCTGCCGGGTTGCTGCTGCGCTAGCACGTCGCCCGCAGACGGGTCCGCACCCAGCGTCCCCATGTTCAGCGGACGATGCCGCTCGTCGCCACCCTCAACCGGATTCATGTCCTCTAGAGCGAGGATGTCATTGGTCGAAAGCACGCCGATGTCCCACATGCTGCGGTAGTACGCCGACCGGCTCGCCGCGTCACCACGCAACAGACCGCGAACATCGAAGGAAATCTGATAGCGGTCGCGTGCCGCGTCATCCGGCAGCAAGTCACGAGA